GTCTATTTACGTTTTGTGGAATACGAGATAAAATAAGAGCAAGTATTTCACTAAATCCATAAATAAACATTGTACCATCTGATCTCAATATACGTAAACACCCCTCAATCCATTCATCACACCACGTAAGATACTCATCCATAGGTTGTTTATCACTATTATTTCCAAAGTCCTTTCCTATATTGTAAGGTGGATCCGCAATGACAATCTGAGCACTTTCATTATTTAAGTCCCTAAGGGTTTCCAGTACATCACCGTGGATTATTGTCATATCGTTCAAATGCTTTAAAGTTTTAAGTTGTTTGACTTGTATTACGATGACAACAGGTCTTGGAAATTTTTTATCAGATCGCAGTTGTGTACAAAAGTTGACTGATGTTATAGAAAAAAACATCAAGTCATTTCATAACTTGCTTTGTCAACCTATTACAGGAACTATATGGGAAGAACTTCTATCACGTTCATTTTCAGAAATAGGCTATGAGACAACATGGAAGCCTAACAATTCTCACAAAGTTGGAGAAGATATGAAAATTATATCCCTTGACGATTCTCGAATATCTTGTAAATCTGGTGTTATTATAAATAACCGAACACATAAATTGGGTGAATGTGTTCATTTCAGTTCTTCAAGAACCTCAAGTTTTAAAACGCTGGATGAAAAATTGAAACATCTAAGTAAAAGTCATTGTGATTATCATTTCATGTTATCCAAAAAAGATAAAATGTATAAATTACTTATAATTAAGGCTGATGTATGCAATGTTATGAATTTAGATTGGGAATCAAATAAAAATGGAAATCCAGATGACTATGTAAGCAAAGTAGGTGGACCATTCAAGGCGACTATAACAGGGTCTATGAGCGGACAATTATGGGTAACTTTACCCTTAACACTTGTAGAATACATTTTTGATATTGGAAGCTCCTAAGTAAAAGAAATGAATCAAAATATGTATAAGATGGAAGAGATCCGCCGAAACCACAACAATGCCAAGAGGGAACTCATACAGTTTGTGACACGGATGGGTGATCAGATTTTAGATGTAGGGTGTGGTTTTGGTGGCGATCTTCAAAAATGGCACAAGTGTGGGGCAAATATGAGTATGTGTGACCCAGAGTCATCGGCTCTCGTGGAAGCCATATCACGCGCAAAAAATATGCATATGCGTGTAAACTTTTATGAAGGTGATATACATATTTGTCCAAATAGAAAGTATGATATTATATGTTACAACTTTTCACTTCATTATATTTTTGCAACGAAAGATAAGTTTTTTAGTTCAATTAGGGAAATAAAAAAGAGAATGAAACCGGGTGGAAAACTTATAGGTATCATACCAGATTCAGAAAAAATTACATTTAGAACACCCATAAAGGATGACATGGGTAATTTCTTTCTTATGAAGGCGCATGGTAATGGTGGTTATGGTGAAAAACTATTTGTAAATTTAGTAGATACACCATTCTATGCGGATGGAGCTAAATCCGAGCCAATAGCTTATAAAGATCTTCTTGTCACGCATTTGGAAGAAATAGGTTTTAAATTAGAACTTTGGGAAGGTCTTACAGGCAATCCAATATCAGAACTTTATAGTAAATTTATCTTTGTATATAAGAGATGATCGCATTCATTCTATTGATCCTCGTCAATCTATGGATACTCTTCCAGACCAAAGAACCTCAGGAACTTATCAAGGTCAAGGAGAATTATCGCATCCTTCGCGAACACATATCGTCAACTGGACACCCCAAGTTTCAAATGTTAGTGCGTTGTGTACCACTCACCGGATTTCATTCTATGAAGGACACTGTTGGTTACAACACAAATAAGGGACAAGAAATTGCGTTATGCCTTGATGGTGAACCAAATGAAATTTTTCATGTGCTCATTCATGAGTTGGCACATTGTACGGTTGATGAATATAGCCATTCCGATCAATTCTGGAGCAACTACATTGAACTTCGTGACATGTGTATAAATTTGGGAATTTACGAAAAGATCCCCGAAAGAACCAAGTTCTGTGGACAACACGTTCAGGATAAATAATATTCTTTGTTCATGTTAAATGAAAACGCCATTAAATGTTTTGATTATGGTGATAGCCTATTGGCTTGCCGTCTATGGGGTAACATTGGTACCACACGTGAGTAATAATTATACATTAAACTTGGTGTGGCTTACTGTGGTTGTACCAAATGTTCTTCGTCTCATCGTTGGAAGTATTCCCCGTCTTGCAGTGGATCGTCTTTTCTTTTTGACATCAAGTCTCATTGCGCTTATTATTACATATTTGGTGAACCAAATTTGGGGAGATTCTAAGGATGCGATAAAAGATTACGGGAATGACAGAGGCAAGACACTTAAATTGAGTGCCTTGCTCATGACAGCATTTACTGTTGGAGCTTTAATTACCTATTCTTCAGGTATTGATAATTCAATCTATTCAAATATGGGCTGGGAATCAAACTTCTAAGGCTTCACAACGTAATCCTTCACAAAGTAAAATACAACCGCAGCAACCAAACCTGTTGAAGCCAAGCCAACCATGCTTCGGGAACCTTGTTCGTTAAGGAACTTTGGAACTGAAGTGACAAGCTTGTCTTGAACTGGCTTAGAGACCGCAAGCGCCGCTGCGGCACCCGCAATAAGAGCAATCATTTGATCATCGGTGAGATTGAGTGGATTCTTGCTTGCTGGGGCAGCTTGTTGTTGTGGCGCCATGTAAGCACCCTGAGGTTGTGGGGCAGTCATTTGTGGCATCATTCCTTGCATCTTGGGCTCTTCCATCATCATTGGTGGTTCCATCATAATATCGTTAATTGGAGTAGAGTCCATCGTCTGTTTATTTTGACTCACATTTTTTTCGGGTTCCGAAAACGCTGATACTCGTGAACTATTTACAAAATTTGTTGATGGGTTATCATTAAGAGACACCATTCCGTCACCGTTATCAGATAAGTTAAGGGTATTAATATCCGTGGACATTTAGTATAGTCCCATGTTTTTGACATATGTAGATGACGCAGCCTGTATTAGAGAATTCAATTCATTGTAGTATAAGAATGAATGATTTTGTTAAACAACCAATGATAACATACATTGGTAATAAGAGGAAACTTGTCAATACAATTGAAACTATTGTAGAAAGACTTCAACCTCAAACGTGTGTAGATGCATTCTCGGGCTCAGGTGTTGTTTCAAGAATGTTACTGAGTCATTCCAAAAAATTATATGTAAATGATCTTGAACTTTATTGTCAGATTCTTTCAAATTGTTTTTTAAAGACGCCTTCCTGGGCTGATCAAAATGATATTTCCAAACACATTGAACAAATGAATACATGTCCAGATAAAATTGGTCTATTTACAGATATGTATGCATCCGATACACGACAGTTTTACACTCCTGAAAATGGAAGACGTATTGATGGTATGTTGGATTATATTGAAAAGTGTGTGCCTGATCATTTAAAACCATACTGTCTTGGACCACTTCTGATAAAGGCAAGCATTCATACAAACACATCGGGTGTCTTCAAGGGTTTCCATAAAGGCGGGTGGGGTGGTAAAGGTGGTCACGCACAGGATAGAATTACAAAGAGAATTGAAGTTGAATGTCCAATATGGCTTGAAAAGAGTGGTGAAGTTGAAGTGCATCGTCAAGATGCGTGTGAGTTTTTGAGAGATCTTCCCAAGGTTGATCTCATTTATTTGGACCCACCTTATAATCAACATCCATATGGTTCAAACTATTTCATGTTAAATCTAATATGTACTAACGAAAGACCTCATACAGTTTCAAAAGTATCAGGTATTCCTGGAGACTGGAACAAAAGTCAGTACAATTATAAAAACAAAATCAAAGAGGCTATGGAACTTACCTTGAGGTTAGCTACACAGAAAGCTAAACATACCTTGGTGTCCTACAATAATGAAGGTTTCATCAAACCTGATGAGTGGGAAGAAATTCTAAAACCCTATACATATGAAAAAATTGAGATTGACTACTCTTGCTACAAGGGTAGTCGTAATCTAAAAAATAGATCTACTAAAGTTACAGAGTTTCTATTTATTATTTCGTCTTCGTAATCTTCAAAGAAGTCTTCTTAGTTGCCTTTCTCGCATCTTCCTCTTTTTGGTCTAAATACTTGGGATTGTACATCTTTTTATGTAATTGCCAAAGATTTGGACTACCCACACGAAATCCTTTTCTTACAGTCGCTTTGTACCAAAATACACAATCAGTGATCTTATTAGATTTTACAGTATTGTCTAATACGAGACACTCATAATTTTCTGTACATGCATCCATCACTTTATTAAACATGTCAAATGTGGGAAAAATACCAAAAAATGATTTGTAAAGCTTTTCTCTGTTTTGTATAATGTTTTCCCTGAGAATAAACACATAATCTACATTTGCTCTCAGTGCAGGTGGAAGATCCATTACATACTGCATTGTCAGCATGAAAAAGATGTTATAGTGTCTTCCATTCATAAAGCACTGGCGAATACATGTATCCTTGAGAAACTTTGAATCATACATACAATCATCAAGAAGCATGAAAGCACCATTGTATAAATTTTTACCCTTTGTACCAACCAATTTACGCTGTCTGGATATCACTCTTTCTATAGCTTCTCTGTCGTATTCACCATAAACAAATAGATCTGGGATGAACTCACCATAAAAGTGATTTCCTTCTTCAGTTCCTGATAGAACTATCCCGGCTGGAATATGTTTCTTATGAAACATGATATCCTTAACTAATGTTGATTTCCCTGTGTTACGCTTACCTATGAATACGCACACCCGATCATCACTCATAGTTTCGGGTTTGAATTTCTTCAGTTGAAGATTCATTCTACATTAGTGTCCCGTTTTATTTAGCAAAATTTTACTCACATAATGTAGGAATGTCAGGTCGTTTAAGACTTGCTGCCACCGGACTCCAAGACCAGTGGCTCACAGGGGATCCACAATTTTCATATTTCCTGATGAATTTTAGAAGACACACAAAATTTGCTATTAATTATATTGAAAGTCAATTTGATGGTGACATAAACTTTGGAAAAACAATCACATGTCGTATTCCAAAT